TTATGCCTTCAAATAATTGTATCTCTTGAACCAATCCACTAATGTCCATTCTAAAAGGTTCGTTTGAACCTGTTTCACTAATATATGATGTTAGAAATATATTTTCTGATAATGTAATATCACCTGCTTTAGGTGCGTGTGTTTTCATAATCTAGCTTCCTATTAGTTCATTAAATTCTTTCATAAATGTAGGTAAAAATTGTGGGTCTAATAGTTTTATTAATCTCTTTTTGTCTTGTTCTCTTTGTTCATACTCTCTATTAGATACTGAAGTGGCACCTGCTACTGTACTATTAACTTCTATTTTATGTGAGTAATCATCTGGTCCATTACCTGTTTGTTTACCACTTGATTGTGTTATCTCATAGTGATGTATACCACCTGGTTCTGCATACTTATCATTTAAAAACACTTCAAATTCTTGTTCTGACATTGGCCAATCATAATATCTATCTTGAATATTATTTGTAAGTAATATTACCCAATGCAATTCTGAATCACCAAAATGTTTAAATGCAATAGTCTCTGGTGTTTCACCTGACTTGACATCATATTTGTTATATAGACTTGCCTCATTTATAACTTTATCTCTAACTTTAACTCTAGACATGATATCAGTAACATCTCTAAAATCTTTTTTATCAAAACTATATTGTATATGTCTGAATCTTTGAAAATACATTAATATCCACCTGCTACTGTTTCTTTTGTTACTATTGCAATTTCTTTAAACTGTAATTGCATATTAATTATTTGTGGTGAAGCACCTTGGTCATCTGGTTTTAGTGTTGTAAACTTTTCATTAGGTGCATAATCAAGTTCCATATCTGTTAATACACATTTTGTAATTCTAGGTATGTATGTATTTTGTTTACCTCTATACATATATGTTATTTGAAATTGTGAAGGTGTTACCATAAACAGTTGGTCTTGTGTCAAAGCTGGTAACATGTGAAATTTAAATGCCTCTATAATTTTATGTGTTTGTATTAACTCTTCCTCATTTTTAGGTGCGAATGTAAAGTTATAACTAAAGTCTCTAAATGGTACAGATTTAAATGCTAATTCCATATTTGGGTTTATTGCTAAACCTGTTGCTCTAGTTGCAAGACCACCTACACCAGGCGAAACCATCTCTAAAGCAGATAATGTAAGTTTTGATAATCCTGCTAATGTAGCACTACCAGCAACATCTAAAAGACTATCTGAACCTACAAGACCACCTAATAATCCTGTTTCTGCATTATCATATTCAGCACTATATTTAAATTTATTTTCAGGTGGTGTATATAATACTATTGCTCGTTTAAGTTTTGAATGTGTTGATTCAAATTTATTTCTAGGACCCTCACTAAAAAGTTTTTTATAACCTTCTATATCTGCATTTGTAGGTTTTGTATCGAATGTAAATAAGTCTTTAACAGATTGACCAAGTTCAGAATAACTACTATCTAAAAATTTTTGACCTTGTTCTATTACTTTACCAGTTGCATTTGTAAGTTGCTGTTTTACTTCATCTGTTACTAAAGTAGCTGCCGTACCTTTTACACCACCAAATTTAACAGGATTGCCATCCTTATCAGTTGTGAGTTTTGATTTTGTATTTTCAAATATTTGAAACTCTATATAATGTCCATCACCTAATTGACCTACTTCTTGTGGGTAGTGATGATAATTAAAACTCATAGGGTCTGCTGAAAGAGGTGTTATATCACTATCTTTTAAATTTAGTTTAGATGATGATTGCATACGAGCAGCCAACATTTGTGCTGTTTCTGCTTGTGTTGTATTTGTTTTACCAAATAATAGATTAGACATGTTTCGTAATATAGACATATTTACCTCTTGTTATTACTTATATTTATACGATAAATAGTCATATGATATCATCTAAAAAGAATAAAACTTATAAGGCACCCCATAAAGGCGTGTTTAGACCTAACAATCCTAAGAAATATGTTGGTGATAGTAGTAAGATAGTCTATCGTTCTTCTTGGGAGAGAAAGTTTATGTCTTATTGTGATAGGAATCCAGACATTGTAGAATGGGCAAGTGAAGAAATGTTTGTACCTTATGTTAGTCCTATTGATAAAAGAGTTCATAGATATTTTCCTGATTTTTTAATTAAGACTAGTTCTGGTAAAAAAGTCATGATTGAAATTAAACCTGCGATACAATGTAAACCACCCAAACCTCGTTCTCGTAAAACTAAAAGATATCTTCAAGAGCAATTAACCTTTATTAAGAATATATCTAAATGGAAAGCTGCAAAAGAATACTGTTCTGATAATGGTCTTGAATTTAAAATAATGACTGAAAAAGAATTAAATATTAAAAATTAAGCTACACCACCTGATGTAATAGCGTTTTCTCTAGAAGCAGATTTATCAACAGAAGCAACCGTAGCTACATTAGAGTTATTAGCAACATTATTAGTAAATATATTTGTAGACTGTTCTTGATTTTCTTTTTCTTTTTTAGCTTCTTGTTTTAAAAATTCTGCATGTTCTTTAGTATAATTTTCACGCATTTGTTTTGCTCTCAAATTTTCATCTCTTTGAGCAGCTGCTTCCATGTCTTTTTGTTCATTTCCAATAGATGAAGTATAGATAAATCTTGCTACAGGATCCATACTTTGTGTTTTTAGTTTTTGTTTTTGTGCTTCTGATTTATCAGACATGGTATCTACTCTATCCCTATAATCAAGTGTAGTTTCGCCTGGTTGTTGCTCATCTTTGCCAGGTTTCTCTTTAAAAAATCCAAACATTTTTCCTAAATCATAAATACCTTTTGCAAATACTGCTAGTGTTGCCGCTAGAGCTAAAAATTTTAATGTAGTCAATACCATTGCCTTTCCTTGTTTTTTATCTTTCTTTTCTCTATCTTCAAATTCATCTTCTTCGTATTCTTCTTTTTCAGCAAATAATTTCTTTAGTCCTATTAAAGGTTGAAAGATACTACCTAATGCTCTACCTGATTCCATTGCTGTTTCAGCAATATTGTCATATGCCTCCATTAAAGGAGCAGGTATAAAGTCTCTTGCACCTACATTCTCTTTTACTTTTTGTCTAGGTAATCTATCACCTAATACTTTACCTTGTTCCTCTACTAATTGATTCTGTTTATCAAGTGCTTCTTTTAACATCAGCAATCTTTCAGAATCAGCGCCCTCTCCTTTTGACTTTTCATCTGCAATTTCTGATTCTAAGAAAGAAACCTCTTTTTGTTCTTTGATATATTCTTTTTGTTTTTCTAAAATTTCTTTTTCATTTAATATATTAACTGTATTTTGTTTTGTTACCTCAGCAGGCACACCTAAGTCTTGTAATTTTTGTACCTCTGCATTAGCAGCTTCTCTTTGTGCAGCTATTTTATCAAGTTCTGCTTTTCTATCAGCGTCTTGTTTATCAAAAAAGTTTCTTAAACCTTGTATCATAGGGTCTACTAATTTTTCACTTGCTGTGTCAAGTCTATCTTCATTACCACTATTAATATCGGTTGATATTGATTCAGTAAGTCTTTTTACTTCATCAGGTATTCTAATGATAGAGGGTATTGCATCCATAAATGGTGCAAATACCCTTTTCATTGATTGAATTAAAGGTTGAAATTCTTCTTGTGGTAGTTCTACATGTGCCATTATCTACGGACTAAACTGCCTCCGAAGTACAACCCAATAATTGAAGATACAACATGTGTATCAAGTGGCGTTATAACTAAACCATTTAATGGTTTCCATGTTGTCATTTCTCCACTACTTGCAAATATCCACCATCCTTGCATTACTGATTCAGTATATCCTACATAGATAGGTGTTTCTGGTGCAATTAGAAATACAATTTTAGGTAAAACTATAATTGCAAATACACACATTAAAGCAATCCATCTCCTTGTATTTTTTGTAAATGGGTCTGCTACTGCTCTTGCCTTATCAAACTGTTCTGCTTGAAAACCAGCTCTTTGCATTAGCATTTTTTGTTTCTCTGCCTCATCTTTCCCCTTTTGTGCCATAATGGACAATATACCACCAAGGACAGTTGAGGCACCCATACTTATTAGTTCCATTGGTATCATCTCATTTTCTCCTGTCTTCTTCTCTCTTTTTCGTTTTCTTCTTTAATGTAATTCACTAAGAGACTTACATATATATCTCTTTCCCATGGTATCATATTTTCAATCTCTGTTAAACTATATTTATGATGTTGCATAAGTGCAAAATTCGTTTCAAAATACGCCTCTAGGTTACTGTGGGAGAGGCATACGAAAAAAAATCAGATAACCCTCTAAAGGTTATCATACTCTTGACTTTTGTTTTCGGGTTTTCTACCTCTACCTCATGTTTTAATTGTGGCATACTATCAAAAAACTTTCTAATATCTACTAAATTTTCTTGACTTAAACTTTCAAAAAATTCTACAAGTTCATCTCTGCTAGTATCTTTTGCTGGATATATTTTATCACCCTCAAAAATATGGTCAACGCATGAGTATATTATTTCAAATATATCCTCTGTTTTAGCGTCTGTCAAATTTTTACTAACCTTGGCAACATCTAGCGTAGGATATGCAAAAACAACACCTAGATTTTTTTGTTTATTTAATATAATTTTATTTGTGTGGTCATCATCAACATGTACTTCAACACCACTCAAATCTATTTCTACCTCTGTATATGTCTTGTGGTCATCAGGACACAAAACTCTAAACTTTGTAACCTCACCTACTGACTTAGCTCTTATCTTTAAAAATATATACTCTATGTCAAATAAAGGTAATGTTCTACTCTCTAATTTTTTAAATGTACATTCATCAATTACTTTTGTAACTGCACGAAATATCTCATTATCATCCTCAGATTCAGAAGCAATCATTAATATCTTTTCTTCTTTAACTGTAAATGGTCTAAACTCTATCTTTTCATCTTTAGATGGTAAAGTCAAATCATATGTTGGTGTTTCTATCTTTGGTAACGCCATAATATCCTCACTTGTTTATTAAAAAAATGGTGGAAATACTCTTCCGCCTGTTAAATCTCCTATTGGTATTCTTCGTTTCAAATCTCCTAGTATTCCTTGCCCTGCCCTTCTTAGTTCAGGTGGTAACATATTTAGTAATCCACCCAATAAACCACCGCCTGCATTTAATCTGCCAGGGTCTTGTGCAATAGACCTATCAAAACCACCATCACCTAGTGCCACATCAGCCGTCTTGTTAATGAAATAGTTTTGCCAATATCTATATTTAAATGTAACAGAAAATTCTAATATATTATTGTTATCATATGATAATGCTGGTGCCCCTATATTTACAGGATAACAGTCATATAGTTTTACACCATGTGTAACATCATCTCTTGCCTTAGGGTCCTCTGATGAACCTGATGAGTTAGCAAATTGTCCTAAATTAAATAAGTCTATATCTGCTACATAGTTATCATAAAACTCATAGTTATTTGATAGACTATTAAAAGCAGACTTTTGCCAAAACTCAAAATATTGTCTTTCTCTTAAATACTTGTCTGCATAAAATGTTGCTGATAAATCACCATATGTGTGGTCGGTTACAAAATGTCTAGGGGCGCCTGGTCCTGTTGTTATTGGTGTTGTTGCCATTGTTCTATCAGGCATTGTAATACTTCTACAAAATGCATTAACTCTTTTACCATATTGTAATTGTATTCTTTCGTTTACTGTAGAAAATCCTTCTATCTCGTTAAATGTACCATAGTTACCTGCTAAATCATCTTCAGGACTTACATCTTCCATTTCATCAAATTCTTTTTGTGTTAATGAGCTGCCTGTAGGTAATCTAAATGAAGCATAATATCTACCTGCTCTACCCAATCCTTCTCCTTGCATGATGTATTGTAACATCTGATTTATTAAGGCTGGTTTTGTTGCTCGTAAACTAGGATTTTTAGGCGGTTGTCCGCCTTCTATTTGTCTAAATCTTGGGTCTAATAAAATATTATCTAATGACCTGTCTCTATTAATACCTATTCGTACATCTGAACCAAATATTTTAACTCCGCCTCTAAATATTGCCATTTTTATCCTCTACTTTTTCCGTATACATAGCTTGCACTTCGTTTTTTAAATTGTTGTACAGGTAGATATACTGCCGTAGGAGCGTCTTGTAAATCTACTCTCATAAAACCTGACCTAACATGTGAATATAAGTATTTTTTAATTGTAGATTTTACTCTTGCAAGTCCACCTACTCTACCATAACTTACATCTAATCTTGTCGTACTATCAAACTTACTGTTTGTAGCAAATCTTTGCAATTGATTTAATAATCTAAATCTGATAACTGGTGATAGATAGTGAAAATTCATGCCCATAAATCCACCTCTAAATCCTTGTAATGGTAACACTAAAGGAAAAGTATCATAATATGGTAATGTCTCTTTAAACTTTGGGTCATAGAAAAACAGATTCAATCTACCTAATGAAGGTCTTTGATTAATCTTACCTTGATTATATAGTTTACGAGCAGTTACACTATCACCTAGAGATGATACTGCATTTCTATACCATGTAGATGACTTTTTTGTGCCACCTGTCTGATTCGTTATCTTGTCGAATATACTTGCCATGTTACTATTTATACTAAAAAGGGCATACCTATTACTAGATATGCCCTAAAGTTTACGATAGCGGAGAGAGATACCTCTTATTCTTCTGCTAATTTACTAAAATAATCTAGTGTATCATCACTATCACTAGCAGGAGCC